CTTATTAATCGTAAAGAAATTACTATCTCATCCACTCGATACTGTTGACTAGCACCAATACCTAAAAACCTTGCACCGTTACCACCAGATCTGATGTTACTATCATAACCAATGATACCACCTTCGACTATGACACCAGCAACAGTTAATGGCTTCAGCGCCTTTGCTTCTTTTCCTTCGTATACTTCTCTTTGATTACGTATTAGTTGACGCTCTTTAACTAAGTTATCAAGACCCACGCGTTCAACTACTTTAAACCATGTCTTACTATCTTGTAGTGCTTTGATAAGGAATACCTCAGCACCTTGTGTTACAGCTGATGAGAATAGTGCTAACTTATCGTTAGGTTTCTTCTGACCAGTTTTATCTTGGAATCCATAAATAGCAATCGGTATAGTAGGACCATCGATATCAGGCAATTTTTCTTGCAGAGTCGCACGAGGAACTAATTTAACTGGTTCCTCTTTGGCGAATTGCATCTGTATACTTGCACATCCAGATAACATTATCGCAATTATCAATGAAACTACTTTTTTCACTAATATTGTTTCCCTTATTAAAACGCAAATGACGATAATGGCACTGTGATATCAGTTCTGTTCCCGTTTGCCTCTGTTATTGTCAATGTAACTTCGGTTGCACCTTTTACCCACGATATGTTAGTACCTTGAAAATCCATGGTACCGCTTGATGCACCACCATCTGCAAACATGGCATCAGCCAGTTGCTTGGATAGTTGTGCATAGATTCTTGATTCGACGTTGACTAGGAATTTTGCTAAGTTTGTGTTCTTAGCAGCTTGTTCAGCTTTAGTTTGAGCTGCGTTAGCTTCGTCTTTTTGTTTTTGTCTGCGTTGTTGCTCGATCGTCTCTATTGTTAAGACGTGAGTAGAGTAACCCTGCCCACTAAATGAAGGAGAGTTAAATTGATGTACGAGTTCTGTTGCATTGACTGTGTTAGCCAAGCAAAGTAGGCTTAGAGCTAGTAGACTTTTCTTTAGCATTTTTTTCTTTTTCTTCACGTAATGAAAGCACTACGTTTACCTTTTGGTTAAGTCTAATCAAGTCATTGTCTAACATGCGGATGCGGTCGATCAAATCAACTAAAACTTTACTTGCCTCACCCGTTACTGGTTTAATCTCTTCTGTTACCCATTTCCATACGTAATACACGAAATACCCTAAACCACCAGCCGCTACGATTGGAAATCCATATTTGTTAACTAGTTCAACGATATCCATATTAATCCCAATGTCCTTTTCCTCTTGATACCTTTATGGGAGGGAGAGATTTTTTAGGTCTCTTTGCTTTCTTTTCATTCATATTCTCCTTTACACACTCAATTTGATAAAGTGTGTAAAGGCTTACAGCTATACCGATTAAGGCTAAAACGTAAGTAAAGAATACGAATCCATTCATGTTAGAGAACCAACCAACCTAATACTAATCCTACAACAAGAGCAGCCAATACGTCTTTGTTTTTTAATTTTTCAACTACTGATGTTACTAAAGCTTTTACTTGTTCCATTTTAAGTCCTTATATTAACTAAAAAAATAGTCACCACTTTAAAGTGTCAAAAAGCATGATTAATCCCGTCTGGCATCTGACTGCTCTGCGCGAGCAATACGATCCAAATCTGGTGGTATGCCGAGCGCGTGTGAAACTTTCGTGTCAATACGTATGACATCATGGTTCATGGCTGCGACACGTTTATCGAGAGCAGTAATTATCCCCATCATACTTTTTACAGATGATGTAACTCCTGCTAAGATAAACTTTAATGTAAGAAAGACAAAATATCCAGCTGCTATCGCGGCAGCTATTGGGAAACCCAATTCAGTTACTAATTTGAAGAATTCCATTAGTGATCCCGTTTATAGTTGTGTTGTTATAGGATCTGGTGTTATTTATAAATAAAAGCATATGAAAGCGCATATACTGGGCAATGGGCCATCAATTAAATCATACGAACCTTCTGAAGGCTATGTCATAGGCTGTAATTTTCAGCAACACCCAGTGGATGTTAGTGTTGTCGTAGATGTGAGACCATTCCACGTATATTTGGGAAATAGGAGTGTCTTTCAGAACAAACCTATTATCACATCAGTCTATGCTATGAACGGTATGAAGCATAAGAACTTGGAACAAGAACTGGACATAGTTTATAAAGTACAGTTCCTTGATAAGTATGTAAGCGCAGGACATGTGGCTGCACAGTGGGCACTCGATAATGGATATACAGAGATCCATCTGTGGGGGTTTGATTCAATTTGGGCAGCCACACAAGAAACAAGGACCGATGCTATAATAATGAGAGATAGGCAACAACACGACTTATACATACATTGGCGAGAGAAGTGGAAACCATTCACTAAATACAACATAACTGTGCATGATACAAAAGAAGGCACACAATTAAAGGATTTACTATGAGCGCAACACCATCAAAGAGTCAAATACAAGAGATTGATTTTGACTTTGGATTCACAGCAGTCGATGAAGAAGAACTTGAAGCGGTACAAACGGTCACAGCACAAGTAGAAGCTACATCATCTGAAGCTGAAGCTCTTCGCACCAAACTGAATTCATTACGTGCAACGATAGAACCGTTGTTGAAGAACTTAGAACAGAATCCAGAAAAAGCATACATCCACTGGCCAGATCGTACAGTGAAAGTTAAGGCATTTAGAGCAAAATTAGACAGTATTCATAAAATTTAGGGGGCCAGGGGCCTGTCTCCCAAGTCCAATCTCGTCCGTGTAAGCCAATGATTTCATTGGCTTTTTTTATGCATTTCACCAGGTAAAAATAACGAATTATTTTTAGGGGGGCCTATGTACAAATGCAGGGAATCAGGGTATAATGGTTACATAAATTGAAAAAAGGACATATATTATGACAAAGTATACATTAGACGAAGGTGTAGCAAAAGCAGTTGAAGTTATGCAGCAATCATACATCAACTTGTATAAAGACCGTGCAGACGACAATCCTAGTCGTAAAGAATTTGCTAGTGAACAAGTAGCAAAATTCATTGACACTACACGTGTTGAAAAAGGTCGCAACTATGTAAAAGTAGCTGCAGATGGTAGCGTTAAGTTTTTCGTAGTTGCTAAACCAACGAAAGGTTTCAAAGTTGGTGATATACTCAAAGCAGCAAGTTGGAGAGCACCAGCAACTAACTTTGCTCGTGGTAATGTATGTGAAGGTGAATTTAATTTGACATGGACTGGAGTAATATACTAATGATCAGATTTATCGTCGGTTTATTTTTAGTATTTGGTGCTGTAGGTGGCATGGATCATGGTGATCCATCAGACATATGGTATCAGGTTGGGCTCGCAATAATCGGTTTATTGCTGATGTTGTGGGCATCGCTATCCCTGAGCGAGAAAAAATATTTTTAGGGGCCCTATGTACAAAGCAAGAAAAATGCGGTATAATGGTATATGTCAACGTGCAGAATTCTCTGCAGTTGGCAACGGGTTTAAATTTAACATTGATATGGAGTAATTTATTATGGGTCGTAAAGCACGCGTCTATGACGCAGCATTTGTAAAAAAGTTCGAGGATAAATTCTATTCAGAATTCCCTCAAGTAAAGTCTGGTTCCACGTTCTTGTGGAAAGACGCAGTAAAAGTCATGCGTCAACTTGGTCTAAATCCTCGTAATGGCAATGACTATCCTTTCTACTTCTTCACTAACAAAGTGTCGAAAGGCGTATATAAAATGCCTACGAAAGGTGCATTGATTAAAGGTACACCTGAAGCGAATGCAGCAAGCATCGTTAAGTCAAAGCAACCTAAGATCAAATCAACTAAAGCTTCTGTTGGTCGTGTAAATACTACACCACAGAAAGCACCAAAAGCAGTAGTGACAAAAGTTGCTAAGGCTGCTAAAGAAGATAGCGATATCGGTACTGGTGGATTCGATGACTCAGTGTCATACGAAGATGTACATTCGTTGCGCAGCGAGTTCGGTCTCGGATCAATGCGTAACACGTTAGACTAATCACTAAGTCTAATTCTAATTTCTAACCACCACACTCGGGAGAGTCTGGCTAAATAGGTTGCCGCATAGAGTAAGCGGCTTTTACCTTTTGGAGAATCACATGTTATTCGTCGACTATAACTTTCATCTATTGCCTGATGGATCCATCCAAATGGACAATGAGCTGAGAGCAACAAGTATTCAAGTAAAAGAAGGTGATAAGTTTACCGTTACGATTAACGATAATGGTACGATCTATTTTAGGAAAGAACATGACACAGTACACACGCGAACAGATTAAAGAACTAGCACAAAACCAAATCATCACTGTCATCTTCACAAAGAAGGATGGCACAGAGCGTACGATGAATTGTACGCTGAACGAATCAAGTATTCCAACAGAGCATCGACCAAAAAATTCTAGTACGACTGCACGAAATGATAACACACTTGCAGTATTTGACACAGATAAACAAGGTTGGAGATCATTCACTATTGCTGACGTTAAGCATGTACAATAGTATCTCGTTGGTGTATAATAATAATTATTAATGTGAGAGGATTTCTATGGCCACTGTCAAGATCAACGGTAAGACATTCAAACCACCAAAGAAACGCGTAGCCAATGCACTGTCATTGGACGAAAAATATACTGGTCCCGAACCATCGTTTACTGGTGTGGTATTTAAAGATGACTCTGACCGTGTCGTACAGATGGCTAAAGCTTTTCACTTTTATAATTATTTTAATTGGGCATCACACTTTAAAAAGGATGTAATCAAATATGCTAAAGACGACTTACAGTTCGATAAAGAGTCACTTGACTTACTACGCGTATCGCCTGATTGGGCTTGTACAAACACACTTGGAAGTCTTTTGCGGATGCGTAGCCGTGGCCTTGATCTTCGCGATGATGAGCTTTTCAAGGTAAGAAAATATATCGATGATATGCTTCGACTAGGTAAAAATAAAGTCGAAGAAGATCTTAAAGAAGAAATAAAAGCTGCTAAGGCACCAGTCATCAACATACAAGATCGCATCAAAAATAAAGTTAATGAGACTGTATTAGGTGATCTTGAGGACATGCTCGATGAGTGGATTCGTGGTAATTCTCCATCGATTGACGTATATGAGGCTATGAAAGCAGCTATTTTACCTGCCCAGGGAGCTAAGTTTGTCATATCGTGGGCGGAAAAGCATCGAGACGAGATGCAGGGGAGTATAGATAAGATAGATCCTCAGTTAGTTGAGGGTTATTCGCATCTTACGCCAAAACGTAAGAAGGAATTTATATCATGGTTCGAGGGTATTATTGCGGACGCTCAGCGCTTTGGGACTAACACTAAAACGGTTCGCAAAACCCGTACAAAAAAACCCGTATCGGTCGAGAAACAAATCTCGAAACTCAAATACTTAAAGGAGTCGCCCGAGCATAAACTAGTTTCGATCAATCCGTCTCTGATAATTGGTGCTACAGAGTTATGGACTTACAATGTTAAGTACAAAACACTTACACGATTTATCGCTGAGTCAGGTCTTGGGTTTGAAATCAAGGGCACTTCCCTTACTAAGTTCAACACTACAGAATCCCAATCTCGCACACTGCGAAAACCTGAAGAAA